GAATATGTACAAAATCTATGTCGTGAGCTTAAAATAGCGCATCTCAAAAAAGCAGAATTTAGTATCAGATTTGTAACAAAATGTGATACTGATGCTTTAGGTTTGTGTTGGGACGATGCTGAAGAAATTGAGGTAGAGATCTCAAGAACTTGCGAAGGAGAACCTTTAACGTTCTTCGAACAAATGCAAACCATAGCTCACGAAATGGTACATGTAAAGCAATTCATAAGAAAAGAATATCCAAGCGAGCGCGAAGCTAAGAAACTCGAATTCGAGCTATATGCAAAGTGTTTTCCGTGGAAATTAGTGACATAAATGTCACAATATGAAAAAAAGTGAAAATAAATCACAAAAAGCATGTACATTTCCGGTTTTATATGGTATAATAGCCCTATTAAATAATTAAACAAAGTAAGGAGTGTTTATGAAAGTATCAAAAGAATTATTAAACCACATCGAGGCAGCTAACCTTAAAACTAAGGCTTGGGTTGCTGAAGATCCTAAGAATCGTTGGGCAGGACTTTATCCTACTGACGTAAGGCATTGGGAAGATCGTGGTATCTTTACACTTGCTCAGCTCGAAAGAGATGAGTTAATCACTCACATTTACGAAGGTCATAAGGATGCTTATGGCACGAAAGGTCGTCATTACGACTTTGACGCAATGTCTCTTGAGCAGCTTAAAGCTGAAGCTGATTCAATCAGCTCTGCAATTGCTGAAGAAATGGAAAGAATGGAAGCTCAAGAAAGAGCTAGCATTGCTAAATTCGAGAATCAGATCTCTGATCTTGAAAATATGGGTGCATCTCGCGAAGACGCTCTTCGTTGGATGCTTGATGCTGAAGGTCTCAAAGATGAGTATGATGTTGGATTTGTCCAATATACCTTCGGTCTTCCTTATACGTATATGAAGGAAGAATTAACTGCTGCATTGAAGGTGGCATAATGATAGTTAAAACAATAATTTTAACATTTTATTTCACACTTATGATAGTGTGGGGAGAAGACTAATAATGAAAGTAATATTTGATGTTGATGGAACTCTTATGGATATAGAACATAGGAGAGTACATCTTCAAAATGGTAATAACGATTGGGAAGCATTTAACAATGCAATGGAGCATGATACTCCAAACTTTCCAATTATGCAAATCGCAAGAGAAATGTCCGATGTAGGTCATGAGATTGTAATTTGTTCTGCAAGAAACGAAAGACATAGAGATATCACTGAATCTCAAATCAGAGATTGTGGTGTAGATTTTATGCATTGTTTTCTTAGAGGTGACGATGATTTTAGACCTGATGAAGTATTCAAGCAAGATGTTCTTGATGCTCTTATCGCTCAAGATTGGAAACCAGATCTTGTGTTTGACGACAGAAATAAAGTTGTCGACATGTGGAGACGAAACGGACTTGTGTGTGTTCAAGTAGCTGAAGGAGATTTTTAAGTGGGAAAGTTTAGACAATGGTTCAGAGAATGGTTTGATACACAACTTGAAAAATCTCTGCAGCGACAAGCAAATAAAATGTTTAAAAAAAGTGAAAAAAAGTGAAAAAAAGCATGTACATTTGCGAAAGGATATGGTATAATATCCCTATATTAAATAATAAAACACTGTAAGGAGTGAATATGAAAAAAAGTGAAATAGTAAAATTAGCAACTTTGATAGCTAAAATCGATAATAACGAAACTTTAAGTACTGTTATTAATCTTGTTAAAGATCAACAAAAAAACATTAGAGCTACAGCAAATATGCTTGTAAAAGCTACTTTGTCTGTTGGTGATAAAGTGAAAGTTAACAGCAGAAAAATCACCGAAAACGGTGTAGTTGTTAAAATTAACAGAACTAAAGCTGAAGTCAAAATTGACGGAAGAATTTGGAACTGTCCACTATCAATGTTGGAGGTTGTATAATGTACGTAGCTAGACTTACACACATAGCAACTGGCTATCCCGCACAAGTCGAAATATCACTTTTCGACTACTTAAACTTCAAAGTTTTTAAAAGTGGATATGAGCTACTTTGTAGCTCTATAGAATCTAAACTCGGAATTGATTTCGAGTTAGATTATTTTATTGATGGTGTAGATCATGTCAAATAAATTTTCATTCGAAAATTTAGATAGAACCGAATACTCTGTAGGAGGTTCTAAAAGGGGTGAAATTTGGGCATCATTTGCAGATCTAAGAGATCTTTTAGGAGAACCAGCTTTCGAAGGAAAAGGTGATAAAATCACTACTGAATTTGTAGTAAAATGGACAGATAATTCAAACGAAGATACTGGAACATTTGCTTTATACGATTGGCATTACGCACGAAACTTTGGTAATGATTACGAAGTAATTCAATGGAATATTGGTGGACATACGTTTAACGATGTCCTTGCAGTTGACGCTTTATTGGAGAAGAAAAATGCGTAGTTCAGAAAATTTTATAACAACTTTAGATCCTCATTGCATGTTCGGAATGGAAGAACTCAAAAGCATTAGGAAAAGTATTAGTATTGCTAATAGCGAAATGCCTAAAGCAAGACTAAGGGTAGAAGTAAAAGCGAGAGGACCTCGAAGAGTACACGCAATTGCTGATGGTTTACCACGACATGCTTATGATATGTGGTTACCTATTCGTCATGCAGAAAGATTAGACGTATATGTCTACAGGAAATAATGTTTGAACCAACCAAAACCACGATATTCGGAGAATTCCCAAATGGAATTCAAAGACTTTATAAATTCGAAAATGGTTATGGTGCTTCTGTTGTTATGCACAGTGGTAGTTATGGTAATAAAAAAGGTTTATGGGAACTTGCAGTTCTCGACGAAAAAGGAGATATTTGTTATCACACACCGATAACTCAAGACGTTATAGGTCATTTAACAGATACTAAATTACAAGAGATCTTAAAAGAGATTTCTGAACTGTGACTAAAATGTTACAGTTCGAAAAAAAGTGAAAAAAAGCATGTACAAATGCTTTAAAATAGGGTATAATATCCCCTATAAATTAAACAAATCATGTAAGGAGTGATTATGGATAGATTAGCATTAATCAAAAAAATAGCAGAAAAGCAGCGCGAAGAAAAGCAATTCCAAGAAAGCATTGCAAAACTAGATGAGCGGAAAGCTGCTATTAAAGCAACTCAAAAGTTGACAAAGACTGTAAAAGCAGCAGGTAGACAAGCACCTTCAAGCTTAGATTGTTTTTCAAGCGAAAATATGTATTATACTGATAAGCAGAATCAAGAGTTTTTAGATGGTTCTTCTTACATGGATACGTATAGAGCTACAAAATTCAGTGACGGAGAATGGTAATGTCATTCACGAATAAAGAATTGTTTGTTAGACGAGCAAGATCACTGCAAAGAGCAGCTGATCGAGCTCAAAACCCAGACTTTAAAGATCTGTGGAATAATATGCTTGATAAGCTTATCGCGCAAGAAAAAGCACGAGCAACCGAGAAAGGATATGACACAATACACTGATAGAGTAGAGTATCAAAAAATGTTATTTGCAGCAGAAGATTGGGCAAAACAAGTTTCATTTGTGCATGCGCATTCATTAACCTCAATGCATTATGCAGAAGGTAGAAACGATGGATCTGTCATGGACATTGGTTATAATAGTGGCGTTATTAAACGTGAAATAAGATCAACTGGAGAAGTTGTTTGGTTCGGTAAAAGACTAAAAGGTGAAGCTTTGGTTGATGAATTTAGAAGGAGATCATAATGGGTATGACAAATTTTTATAGTGGTGGTATGAGATACTCACCGTGTGGCAGAAAGCGAAAAACAAATGCTTATAAAACAAAGAAGCGCACCCCTGATTCTTTTAGCGTATATACACCAACGCAACGCGAATTAGATTCACACCAGGCGCGATTAAACTTCAATAAGAAGTACCCAAGTTACGTCCCAGATAGAAAAACTGACATTACGCGTCATGACGATTCTTGGAAACTCGAAGAGAGTAAGAAATTTACAGTTGCACCAGCGTACAATAAAGGTGCATATCAAGTCATACCTCAATCCGATTTGGAACATATAGGTAAATAGTTTTGACCGATACGATGCAATTTTCTCGCAACGAGAGACACTCCTTATCGCCGCATCGTATCGGTCATCTTTCATTATGAAGTATAAAAATACCAAAATAACATCCGATTTTATAAAGCATAGAGATAAGCTAGCTTCAGATCTAAGTGGAGAAAATACCACATTTAGAGCAGATTTCGAATGGCCCGAATGGTATTTAGGAAAAGTTATTCCAGAAGAATCGTTACATGAAAGGTTCTATGGTTATTCATATGATACAACGCATCCTAATTATGGTAAATGTGAATTTAAATACTTACCAAAATCAGGATTAGTACACATCGGATTATATACACAAAGACAGCAATTTGATAGTTATATATTTTGGAATTGGACTAAAAAATTTGGTACATTTGAAGAAGGAAATACTATCGATTTTGAATTAATTGATGTTGTATCAAGAGATTTTGTTAATAAAAAAATCGATTATGTTAAATTTGATTATAATAAGCATGTACTTAACGATCAAAATGTGGTATAATATACCCTATATAATGATAAGGATTAATTATGGCTAAAACAGCAACAGAAAAGAAAAGAATTAAAATGCGTGGTAACCGTAGGAGTATCGAAGATATTCATATGGGACCAGAACCAGATTTTCGTGGTCAAGAAGTATCTGAAGATATGTACGGATCTACGTGGGCAAGAGCAGCAAATTGGTATAATTATTTCTATGCACCAAAAGATTATCAATCTGATATATTAAAATATGCTGAAGAAGTATTAGGATATTCTAAAAAAGAAGTATCATCACTTAAAAAGTTATCTGATTGGCAATTGAACGATGGTGTAAAAATGATATGTAAATTACATTTTAGAGGATTGCCTCAACCAGAAAAGTACATAATACGTGCAAAAGAAGAAATAGCTACTAAGATTGAATTAGCTAAAACAGTTGTAGAAGAAGCAAAAGCAGCAAAGAAAGCTGCACCACCACCCATCTCAATTCAAACAAGAATTAAGAATAAAGTATATGATACAATTTATGAAGATTGGGATTGGATTATTGATGGTTGGATAGAAGGTGATTTTAAAAGATCAATTGATGTATATGAATTATTTAATAGATATCAATTAAAAGGTCAAGCAGTAACAATATTTGGTGATTTTGTAAGAGGCGAATACGAAGTTGTATCAGACTCTGTCAATAATAAATGTGATCAAGCTGTAGAAGCATATCAGCATATATCAAAAACAAATCAAAAGAAAATGCTTAAACTTATGGAAGGAGTATTTTCAGATCTCGAACGAGTGCAAATGGCTGCAAAAGCATCAAGATTACCTCGTAAGAAAAAGGTCAAAGCGTCAGATAAACAAATCGTAAATCTAAATTATTTACAAGAAGATGTAGACGCAAAACTAGTTTCAATTAATCCAGTAATGATTCCAACAAATAATAGGTTGTTTGTATATAACGTTAAAACACGAAAATTAACAATGTATATATCAGATGCAGCTAAAGGATTTGAAGTGAGAGGATCAACGCTATACAATTGGAATGAGGATCATTCTAAAATTACAACTCTTAGAAAACCTCAAGAAATTTTACCTCAAATATTGAGTAAAACCGAACGTCAAATCGACAACCTATGGGACACTTTTACAACCAAGATCGGTGTACCCAATGGAAGAATTAATAAAGATTGTATCTTGGTAAGGGTATCTGATAAATGAAACATATCAACTTTAATAATGTTCCGGAAGGAATGTTAACTGGAGAGGAAGTCTTCGGTGGAAAAACGGTACTTGTATTTGGCTTGCCAGGTGCATTTACGCCTACGTGTAGTACAAAACAACTTCCAACATATGATGAAATGTATGATCAATTCATCGAAGCAGGAATAGATGAAGTATATTGCACATCGGTAAACGATGGATTTGTAATGAAAGCTTGGTTTGAAAGCCAAGATATAAAAAACGTAAAATATCTTTCTGATGGAAACGGAGAATTTGCATCATGGATGGGAATGTACGTATCTAAATTTAATATGGGCTTTGGTCAAAGATCATGGAGATATGCAGCGATTATCAAAGACGGAATCACGTCGGAAATGTTTGCTGAAGAAGGACAAACAGATAATCATGATCAAGATCCATATAAAATTTCTACACCAGAAAATGTGTTAGAAAGTTTAAATAATGACTGATCCTTTAGAACATAAAATAATGACTAAGAAAAGATTCAATATCGCTGTTGAATCTTTAGTCGCTAAAGATAATATGTCTTATTTAGATGCCATGTCTCATATTATAGAGACACGAGGGATGGATTATGCAAACATTAAAAAGTTGCTATCTCCATCATTGAAACAAAAAATAGAAGCGGAAGCTACTAATAACAATTTAATTAAAGCAAAAAAAGGAAATAAATTACCTGTATGAAACGATTCTGGCAAATTTGGAAATATGCACTTGGATCTTTTAATGATGAAGATACCAAACCTGTAGAGGACCAAATTACTATCATTCGAACAGTAGTACTATTAGTTAATCTAATGTGTGCCATGTTGATTATGGCTAATATTGTTAAAGGTTGGTAATGGATCCTTTTGAATCATACAAATTATACAATGCTTTAAAGCTTCACTTTGAGAGTGATTCATATGATGCAGTTAAATACAATTTTAAATCAAATGTATCATCTAAATCATTCTTTAAAAGGAAGGACAAGTTTTTCTTTGCTAAGTTGGCGAAACATCATGGCAAAGAATTAAAAATGTATTTTGTATCTAATTTTATAAATGACGTATCTTACGTCGGTGATATGATAAATGAAGATGGTGAAAAGAACTTTATGAAAATGAAAAAGTTTCATGAATCTTTACACTATAGCTTTGAAAAAGATATAAATACATTAGGTAACTATATAGATGTTAACGCATACAACTTTGACACTATACTAGAAAGTAAAGATGGACAACATCCTATAGTTATCAAACTTTGGTTGCAGGATGAAATACAATTGGAAACAATCGTAATTCTGAATGCAATCTTAGGGTTTATAGATCGTGAATCGAAGAATATTACTGAAACCATTATGTGGCCAAGTATAAAACGGAAAGTTACGAAATATAAACCATTCATTAAGTTCCAAGCAGTTAGCTGTAAGGAAATAGTGAAGAATATTATATTATGAATATGAGTGAAATACACTGTAAATATAACGCAATACAACGGAGAATAATATGTCTTTTGCAAACTTAAAGAGCTCGCGAGGCTCGTCTATCGACAAACTCGTACAGGCAGCGGAAGCTGTTTCCACTAAAGCCGAAACTAAATCTTATGTAGATGATAGGTTTTGGAAACCAACTCAAGATAAAGCTGGTAATGGTTACGCCGTTATTAGATTTTTACCTGCGAAAGAAGGTGAAGATTTACCTTGGGTACGATATTGGGATCATGGCTTTAAAGGCCCGAATGGTCTATGGTATATCGAAAATAGCTTGACTTCAATCAACCAACCTGATCCTGTTTCAGAAATGAATTCAGAATTATGGAATACTGGTAGAGACGAAGATAAGCAACTTGCTCGTGAGAGAAAAAGAAGGTTACACCACGTGTCTAACATTATGGTTGTCTCAGATTCTGCTAATCCAGAAAATGAAGGAAAAGTTTTCCTTTATAAATTTGGTAAGAAAATCTTTGATAAAGTGATGGATATTATGCAACCTCAATTCGCTGACGAAGATCCTATCAATCCATTTGATTTTTGGGAAGGTGCTGACTTTAGGATTAAAATTCGTAAAGTAGAAGGTTGGACTAATTACGATAAGTCTGATTTTGCTACACCATCTGCCGTCCATGGCGGAGATGATGCGAAACTCGAAGAGTTGTATGGTAAACTCCATTCACTTAATGAGTTCACTAATCCTAGTAACTATAAGAGCTACGATGAGCTTAAAGCTAAATTGAATAGAGTTCTTGGTGTTACCGCTGGAGTTAGTATGGAAGCAACTGAAATGCCTTCAGCGCCTGCAGTTACAACAAATTTTGTTGAAGCTCCGGAACCTGAATCTGCAGAAAGTGCTGATGATACAATGAGCTATTTCGCGAAACTCGCACAAGATAGTTAGGGAGAGATCCTTTAAGTAGGACACATCCTTATAGAATAAAATAGAATATGTTTTTTCAAGGCCTCGAATGAGGCCTTTTTTTTATCTTCGCGGTACGCGTGCACCGCCAGTAAGTTTTGTACTAGCTCCTGGATTTGCAAAGTTATTAATTACGTTTACTCTACTACTATTATCAACACTGGACTGATTCTGGTTTGTAGTAACAATAGCAGTAGCAGCTGCTACACCAGCTTTTTCTCTTGCAGTTGCAAGATCAGCTTCGTCATTCATCAGTTTTTCGGCGTTTAATATTTTCTTATTTTGGACTGCTTGTAATCTATTTAACGGAGCAGGATCAACATTAATAACACCAAGATCGTTTAACATCTTATCTTGTGCTTGAGCTCCTGAAGCTTCTTCTATAGCAGATTGAGAATTAAGTATTTCTATTTGATTTAATTCATCTTCTGACATCGGGCCAATATTAACACCGCTTGGAACACCATCGTTTAATTTATTAAAATTTGCACCCATAAGTTCATTTTGAACTTCGTGTTCCTCAATTTCTTTTGCTTTAGCTTTTTCTGCGGCTTCAGC